TGGTAAAAAGTTTCTGTTATAACTTTTACTTTTGGATTAAGTTCTTCTGTTACTCTTTTTAAATTTGTAAAAAATGTTTTATGCTTTCTTGTAGCTTCATGGTTACCATCAAATATAATAGTATTCACACTAACACCTTTTACAAAGTCAAAGTAGAGTGTTAACTCGTCCATAGAAGGGACTCGATCAAACAAGTCCCCACCTATGATATGCAGGGTGACATCTTGCTCTAATTCATAAATCTTTTCAAAAAATAATTTATAACGGGTGCAAGCCCAAGCCATTGGAACATTCTTTTGTCCTAACTTAATATGCCAATCTGCAGTAAATAAAATCATGCTACGAAATCATCTCCTGGATTCCACTCACAACCTGTCAATCCACCTGACTTTAAGGCTTTGAGAGTCCTTAGTATTTCTTTAGCATTTCTGCCTGTATCATCACGGTTGACTGATACATGAGCAATATACCCTTCTGGGTCTAAAATAAATGTTGCTCTGTAACAAACTCCTTCTTCTTCGTTTACAATTCCACATTCTCTGGAGAGAGCAAGACCGCAATCAGCTGCAAGAGGGTGTCTTGTAGCATATAATGGGTGATGGTCTCCCTGTTCACATTTCCACGCCCACTTGCAATATTCATTATCGCCACTGATACCAATGACTTCATCTGTTTCTTGCAGTAAGGTATCCATTGCCACAATTTCAGTTGGGCAAATAAATGTAAAATCTTTTGGATAGAAATAAATAACTGACCAGTCTTTTAACTCATAGCTTTTGACCACAGTAAAATCGTGGTCAGCATCGTTATAGTCTGGTGCACTCCTATTTCCGCTAACTGCGTTGAGTTTGAACTCAGGAAATTTATCTCCAATTCCTAACATTATATATCAAACTCGTCGTTTATGCTTTCGTCTGCGTCAGAGTTAGAAGAACCTGCTCTAATTCTGTCAAGTAATTCTTTCTGTGCATCGGGGGTAGGTCTAGCAAGCACTTCGTCCATAGATTTGAGTTCAGCAATTAATTCCATTTCTTGCTCGTTTAACTCTCTTGGTTTGCACTTAAGAGGTTGTAATTGATACTCTACATTGTAAGCCATTGGGCCAGTCTTTACTCTTTTAAAGTAAACGTCCCAACCTGTTTTTGGATCACAAGGATCTCCTAAGTCTTCTGCTGCTAGAAGAATCTGTTCAAGTAATTTCTTCTTGAGGTTTAGTACTTTGATCTTTCCACCGTGTATGCACTGTATTGCATAAGACCAAGTACATTTTTGATCTGGATAGTATTCTCTTATCCAGTCTTTTTCTTGATTTAAGAACGCTTCTTTCTCTCTATCAAATGATAAACATTCGAAAGGAACATTCTTATCGTTTTCGCCTTTTAGCCAGTAGACATATCTTGCACATACATCACCAACCATTCTGACTACATTGTCGCCTTCTACATAAGTATAAGACTCTATTTTTCCTTTTTGGGCTTCGCCCTTTAATTTATTAAATGTTAATCCCATTTTAATTCCTTATTATCTGTGATTTCTTCAAATAAAAAATGTATTCGACCATTCTCTACTTGTAGTAATCTATTATTTGTTAATATCTCTTGCTTTCCAGTATAGAACAGCAAGTCCAGTGTGGTATCTTTTTTACTCTGATATTCAAAGTAATTACGCAATGAAGCGATACCGGCATACTGCGCAATCTCGACATCTGAATATCTACTTCTTTGAATAAGCAATGCTTCTGGATTGAGTAAAAAGCTTTTACCATAAAAACTTTTAGTCCAATATTTGAAGCGCCTATCCTTTCTATTAATTGGAGGCTCTTTCCTATATGTCAGAATATAAAGGATAGAAACTATATCACCAACTTTTCCGTTGGTTTGAGTTTTTATCTTTTTCCAATCGTAGAATATCATTATATCAAAATATTGAGCATTTGTCAAGAACTGTTTTTCGAATGTTAAATCGTCTCAACTTCATAGCTTTGTTTCATATAGTAACCCAGTCTTGCATTTGCCTGTCGTCTAGCGGTTTTACCTTCAAAATGAATATCAACGATTGTTGGTTGAGGCTTACCCTCATATATTCTTATTATACGACCAATCAGCTGAGTAAGAAGGGGTTCGTTGTTAATTGGAGTTGCTAATATTACACAACTCAAGCAATCCACAGATAGACCTTCTGAGAAGATACTCTGTGTTCCACAAAGAATATCTTTATCATTAAATATCTGTTTAATCATAGCGGGTCTTTCTTCGTGTGGTATTTGTCCTGTTACACAAATAGAATTATCTCCTATCAATCTGTTGCATTGTTTTAGAAAATCTACTCTATCCGAAACAACTAATACCTTATGACCCTGTGCAGCATACTTAGCAGCTAGTAGGGCAATCATATTTTGATACTCCCAATTATATGCAACTGCATTAATCCTTGCTGCCCAAGGTGTTTTTGCTCCGTCAGGAAACCTTATTCCTGACTTAATTATATTTACTTTTGGTACTAAATAGTTTTCTTTGGGCGGCTTGTAAACATTCGTATTAAAATAGTCACGAAAGATGACATGCCTACCATCTTTTCTTTCCATTGTACCAGTAAGGCCTATTTTATACCTTGCCTTACTTGCATCTACAATCCTAGTAAATGTAGGACTAGATACATGATGCATTTCATCGAGAATAATTGTTCCAAAAACATTGTTAATATCTTTCATTCTTCGATATAGAGTTTGTACATTTCCTATAACAATCGGAGCATCTATTTCATATCTTCCACTACCTATGATACCAGGTGTAATTCCAAAGACTTTTTTTGCCTCTTTTTCCCACTGTGATCGTAATGATATTGTATGTGTTACTATAAGTGTTTTCTGTTGCAACTTATTTGCAATAGCTAAAGCAGTAAAAGTCTTGCCCCAACTGACCCAAGCGTTAATTATACAACTTTCATTCACATCGTCATAGACTGTCTGTTGCGAAGGTCGTAAAGTAAACTTAAAGTCAAAAGGTTCTATTGGCGATAACTTTCGTTTATCGACTATTTCGTAATCATCTGGTATTAAATCCGTTCTTCCGCTAGGTAGGGTAACTAAACCCTTTCTAACTATGCCCATATTTTTTATAATGAAAGGTGGGTCTAACGGATTTCTTGGCGGTATTGCATATGTAAGTTCATCATCAAGTTTAGATTGCATACTAGCATTTACTTCCATAAATATTCTGTTACTTAATACTGCTTTCATATTTTACGCCAAGTGTTTTTTTGTTTTGTTTCTGAAAAAGAATATAAAATAGAGGGTTGTTTTCCCATGTAAAGTACACTTGCATAACGAAGTCTAGCTTCGGGTGGTCTCTTTACAAAAAAAGGAAACGGAATATCTTTCACCCATATAAGAGTTGCAATATTCCGTTTTTCTACTTTATCTATTTTATGACTAATCAGACTACATTTTTTATTCTTTATCCACTTAAAATATTTACCATTACTATCTATATAATTAAGACCTTTGTGATGAACAAAATCTTGAAATCCCTCTATCATCACTTTCAATCGATATAAATTTTTATGTGGAGTTTGCAACCTTCTTAGTCCAAGAGTTTCTCCTTTCATATTTTTATCGTCTACTATCTGTGTGTCACAGAACAGTAGTCCATCTCTTTGTTCTATTTCATCTGAGTGAAGAACATAGACTGGCCATTTAATCTGTTCCAGCTTCATATTGTTTTGCAAACTTACCAAAAGAGTAGTCCTCACCAATATCAAAATCACAGCCAACTGGTGTGCCTGGTATTGATAGTCCTCTATCTATTTGTATAAACTCCTGAAGTTTTTTACTGTATAATTCTACTTCATCTTCTGGCACCTCTGCTAGAATAGAGTCATGAACAAGAGCAAAGATTTTGGACTTCATGCCTGTGTCACGAATATACTTTTGCATGTCGATTCCACCAAGCAAGTTAATATCACTAGATACAGACTGAACAAGAGAGTTGATACCGCTACGAACTTCATGAGCAGCAATTGCTCTGTCAGTAGATTTTACATTCGGTAATCTTCTCTTTCTACCAAAGAAGCTATAAATAAATCCTTGTTTCTCAATAATCTTCTTACAGTTATCTAACCACTTCTTCAACATGAAGAACTGCTTAAAGTAATCTTCAATAACTTCTTTAGCTTCAGTTGTGCTAAAATATTTGCCACTATCTTTAGTAACTTGTTCACTTATCTTTTTTGGTCCAGCACCATACATGATGCCGAATGTAACAGCTTTTG